CGAGCTTACAGCTACGTCATCAGGATAGGCGCTAACAAATAAAGTTACTTTAGCGTTACCTGTTTGATATTTAAAATCAGGAATAAATCTTCTTACAGCCATAAAAAATTCACCATCTCCTCTGTAATCTGCTAGTCCCGTCATTTGACCAAGCGGACTACGTCTTGATGTAATATCCCAATCTCCTGATCTTATAAATGCAGGTATAGCTGTTGTGCCTGCGCTGTTTACTTGATCTGTTCCTTGTTCGTGTTCGTAATAAATAGAAGCACCATGTAAATTAGTTATTCCTAATATATCAGGAAACACAGGTGTAGAGGTGTCTTCATAATCTGTTGCATAAGGTGCATCAAATACACCTTGATCTTGATACGTAGTTCTATCTAAAGACGATGTGGTCCATATATTTTCGGCATAATTATAAGTTACACACCTATCAATTTGTGTAGAACCAGCTTTAGGATAAAACCAATTTACTTCTGTA